GGCGGCAGTCTCGTGCGCCGTGGCAGCAGACTCCATTTTCCCGCCGCCGCTTTCTAGCTCCGTGCGCTTGCGCGCGATTAGCTCCTCTATCCCCTTGAACTCTGCCTCGGTTCCGACCTCCGTGCCGAACCCGAGCGCAGTGCCAACCTTGTCGACAACCCCGCGGCCTTCTCGCAGCTTCGCTACCTGCGCTTCTGCCTTGTTGATTGCGTCGGCGGTTAAATCCTTGCCAGTCAGGCGGCCTAGGCCGCGGCTGACAGTGTCGAGTCCCTTGGTGGTCGCCGTCCACCCAGAAATGCCACTGTGGAGAATGGCCGCCGACAATGCCCCGCCCACCGCGGCGCCGATACCGGGCGCCTGTGCGTTCAGCGCACCAGAGATCGACGACTGAACCACCTTGCCGATGCCCGCCTTGGCAATCTCGAACGCGAACAGGCCCCCAACGATCTTCCCGAGCCCGGCTAGCGGGTTCTCGGCGAACGACTTGATGAAATCGCCAAGCATCTTGGCGCCCTCGGCGAAGAGCGGGATCAGGTCGGCGACAACAGGGATCAGCTCGGTCAACTTCGGGAGCAGCTCGCGACCGACGCGACGGTTGAATTCCTCCGTCACGCGCGCTAGCTGCATGTCCGGCTGCGAACGTCGGAACGCCGCCGACGCGGCAACCTCCACGTCGCTGGTGCGTGCGGTCTGGAACTTCGCGACCTCCTCTTTCATGAGGTCGATGCCCTTGGCCATGTCGCCGCCGCCGAGCCCACGGATGAGCCCGAACAGCGGCTGAGCGACTTTGGCGCCGCGTTTGCCGAACAGCTTCGCAGTCTCTTTGATGTCGCCTTGCGTCTTCTCTGCGACCTCCGACAGGATCTCTAGCGGGTTGCGTACGCCAGTACGAACGCCCTGCTCGTCCGTGTCGAACACGCGAACACCGTGCTTCTCGAATCCCTTCGACCGATTGATGAGGTCGTCACGGAATCGCATCAGCGCAGTGGCCGCCTCGCTAACGTCTGACGCTCCACCACGCTTCGAGATCTGTGCGAACGCGCCGAGCGTCGACAGTATCTCGACAATGTCGCCGCTGAATCCTTCCGTCGCGGCGCCCACTTTGCCGAACTCCGTTGCGAGATCGGCAAACTCAATTGAGCCCATCTTGCCTTGCGCGGCAAAGATGCCCATTAGCTCGTTCAGCTTCTCCGTCGCTTCGGCGCCCTTAATGCCGCGCTGCTGGAACGTCAGCATCGCCTCGCCGGCAACCGCGAAAACATCTGCCACGTCGGCCCCCGCTGCCGTGGCTACATCCATCGACCGCTGGAGCGTGCCGAGCCCAACGTCGAGGTCACCGGTTCGAGCGTAGAATTGTCGCAGGCCCTCGGACGCAACAATGGCCCCCTCGCCGCCACTCCCGGCCTGTTCCGTTGCCTCCCTCACGCGGCGCGAGATAGACTCACGAGACGGGCCGCTGCCCTCGCGATACGCCTGGTTGGCCAGGTCGGCTGCTGTGCCCTGAAGCTCTGACTCGTTCCGCACGGCGCCAGCCAGGGCCATCGTAGCGCCCACGCCCGCGATGGTGCCACCGACGGTCGCTATGCCGCGTCCTGTGCGCGCGAGGGCCCCGCTGACGGCAGACCCCGTGCCGGACGCCATGCGCGCCACAGATGCCCGCCGAGCCCGAGCCTCGGTCGCAGCATGGCGCATCGCTGCCCTGTGTCTCCGGACCTCTTCGCGCGCAGCCACCCGGCCGATCTCTGCGAAACCTCGCTTCCAGCTCGACTCCTCGCGCTGCTGGTTCCGGTAGACCAACCTCGCCCGCCGCATCTCCTCAGCGCGAGCCACCCGGCCGATCTCTGCGAACCCGCGGCGCGTTTCGCGCGTCACACGGTCGACGCCGCGAACGCGGTTGCGCACGTCGTTTTGCGTCGCGCGGACAGACGATTTGACCGCCTCCTTCTCGACGCCGCGCATGATGGTTCGCATGCGCTGCAAACCGACAACGCTGATCTCATACTGTAGGGGGATCGCCATCTCGGGTTCGTCTCAGCTCAGACTCGGGTCTGATTCCTTCGCGTGGCGGGCGGCATCGTGCTCTGACACCGCGCGCCGAAGCGCGGCCCTCTCCTCGTCCGTTCCGCCACCCATGAGCAGCACCCCGATCTCCAACCGCGCAAGCCGTCGCCGTAGCGCACGCGAGATCGACAATACCTCGTTGAGCAGATGTATCAGCACATGATTGTGCGGGTCGTCTTCGTCGTCAGCTTGCGCCATCTGTCTTCGCCGCCTTCGCGCGTTTCTTCCGCGCGCTTCTCACGGATGCGCGAGCCTCTTCGCGCGTCAGCACCCGATCGTGCGGCGCGTCGACCTGGTCACCTGTCGTCGACAACGCTACGGGCGGCTCTGTAGAGTAGGAGGTGCCAGATCCCAATGTCTCGCTCGTGGACTCGGAACCATCGAGCGAGTCCGGCAATTGGTATCCCAGGCGTTGGCACAACCGTGCCGCCCATTGGGCCATACGCAACAACGCAGCCGGATACTGCCGCGAGTCCAACTGCGCTAAAAAATGGACACCTCTCATCCCGTCCGCCAGACGGGACACCCATTCCTCGATGTCTTCGTCTTCGAGGTCTTCGAGGATGCCGTACTTCGCTTTGACTAACTCGTAGCAGTTCAGTAGATACGCCTGCTCTGGCTCTGTGAATGCGTCGCGCACCTGCTGAGCAGACACGAATACGCGCCGATACTGTTGCGTGCCGGCGATGTCTTCGAGCTCTTCGCGCCGAAGCGCCCACGCCAGCAACTCGTGCGCCTGGGCTTCGTGGTAGGCGTCGCCGTATTCCTTCGGGATCTCCTTGCGCCGCTTGGCCTCGTGCTGTGCCGAGATGATGGCGTTCATCATCTGCTCTGTCGTGAGCAGCTGAATGCGCAGGGGGATGTCCTCCGGATCTGCGCCCGCGCGGAATTTGCGAAACGTGAACACCTCGCTCGGGGCCGGACCCGAGAGCTTCATTACAAGCTCTTCCGGGCTGACGTCCTTTGGCGGTCCTGACATGTCGTGTGCCTCCAAACAGAAACGCCCCCGCAGGCGCGAACCCACCTGCGGTGGAGGGTTGCACAGCGGGGGCGCGAGCGATTCGGAACGCATCGGGATCGTGTGTGCCTGACGACCCCGCGCGTGTTCTATGTGTGATGCTTCCGGGCTACTGGATCTCGAATGAACCGACGAACTGTGCGCCGAATTCAGTGTTCGCGTTGATGCCGCCGCCGAGCGTGGCCTCCTCGAACCATCCGCTGCCCACGATTGACTTCGTGCCCATTGGGATCTGCACCTCGTGATAGGTGCCATCCGCGATGGCGGTCGCCGCGTCGAACTCTGGGCCGCCGGGCTCGATTGCCCACGTGCCGTTGATGGCAACGCGCTTGGCTCCGTTCGTAGCACCGACGAGACCTTCGAGCGTCTCGACGGGCTGCCGGTTGGCAGTGAGCGTGGTGGTGACCTGCGTCAACTTCACCTGGAACTGGTTGTCGATCAGCCACGACACCTTGAGATGGTCTACGAGCTTGGGCATCGCTTGGAACTCCTACTACGTCAGCCGGGGTTGGTTTCGGCGAGCCGGACGCTCGACTGATTCGCGTGGTCGACAACTCGGCCAGACGCGCCGGCTTCGATGCGCGCCGGATTCTCCGGGTCGATGTCGACGTCCAGCGATTCTTTCCACGCCGCAACGTCTTGAATTACGTTCTTTCCGCTGGGGCCGAACTCGTCGAGCAGCGCCATGCGCGACTTCTTGTAGACGTAGTCCGTGATCGTGCCTCGCGGCACGAGGAAGTTCACGTCTACAACTCCGTCTGCATCGCGTGGGTGGCGCATCAGCTTCTTGCCGGCCAGGTCGATCTGGTCGCGTGCGATCCACGTGTCCGCCAACTCATCCATGCCGCTCACGCGGTGGCCCTCGGTCGCGCGGAAGTCGTCCACGCTACCGCCGGCAGAAGTCTTCGACCGAGTGCTGACATGCATGACGAGAAACGATGCGCCGCGGCGGCTGCCAACGAGCATTACGCCGTCTGTAACGGCGTCGTTTTGATCGTCGAGCGTCGGCCAATCGGCCTCCGAGTACGCGGGTGGCACCTGCCAGTCGGGGCCGGAGTAGCCGCTCAGGTTTACCGTCGAGTCGCGGCTTTCGTGTTTCGCAAGCAGCGCGACTACGTGACCGACGGTCTTCGCCGGGTCCCATTCGCTGTTGGGCTGCGCGATGACGTGCATGCGCTCGTAGTTGCGCGCGATCGCCAGCGTCTGGGCAGATGCGAGCGTGCCGGTGTAGCCGGCGAAGCCACGGCACCTGAGACCAGGGAACGGGTCGGACTTCGTCGAGATGTGACTTTGAAGGTTCGTGAGGGACGTTGAATCCCACTGGCAGATCCCCAGGTAGTAGTACCTGGCGGCGTCGACATTTGCGAGAGCAGTGGCGAGCTGGTCCGCCTGCGTGGTGCTCCCGTCGGCACCCGTTTCCCCGGTGCCCAGGCCGAGCGCTGCCGCCTCGTCCGTCGTGGTCCAGCCCTTGCCAGGCTCGACCTCGCTACGGATCCTGATTACGCCAGTCGTGCCGTCGCCCATCATCGTGCCGTTGTGGCGCGCTGTGACAGTGACAGTCCCGGTCACGTTCGCTGCTGTGCAGGGCAGATGGGATTTCGCGTTGATTGCCGCCGCGACCTTGTCGCCGGCTGTCGTGGCAGTGTCCGACGAGGTGAACTTCGCGCTCACCTGCTCGCCACAGATCCATGCCTTCCACAGCGCAGTCGCCGCGGTTGTTACGCCAATCGTGATGGTCGCGTCGGCCTGAACTTCGGAAGAACCGCCTGTGGTCTCGGCCACTGCGAGCATGTAACAGCGCAGCTTGCTCGATGCGAAGTGCCCGAGCGCGCACCGATGCGCAGCCGAGCCGACGCCGCCCCCGTCCTTTGCCTGGTCGGCGTTGCGTACCTCGTACACGTTGCCCGCAGTCCAAGTGCCAGTCGACAGAATCGGCATCGCGTAAAGAATGTCTCTCTGTCCGCCCGGGGCGCCGCTCGCCCCTTGAGCAAACACGATCTCGATGGCCGAGACCGGAACGCGAAACGAAGACGGCATGCCCGTGATGGGAATATTGGCCATTGATCAGTTCTCTCCTGAGTCGCTTTCGGGTGCGCTCGCTCGCCCGCGAGACGGCCCCGTTCCCTTGATGACAGCCGCCTCGGTCGAGCTTTCGCTCGCCGATTGCTTGCGCTTCTTTGGCGCCTTGGCTCGCACCCATTCTCCGTCGTCGTTGCGTTCGAGTTCAGTGAACTCGACACCACAGCGTGCCGCCGTGTGCTTATCAGCAGGCCACAGATCCCCCGAGCGGCAGAACCGCACCATCCGCTCACTCACCCGGCGCTCTTCCCCAATGGGAAGCTCGCGCGGGTCGGTGACCGAGAACGGCTCAGCCGAGGCCCTGTGCTCCCGCGTGTTTTCGTCCCATTCGCGCCCAACGTAGGGGCTGCGCTCGAACGCATAGTGTGGGCCGGGCAGGTAGCAAACCCGCGCGGCGGTGGCTCCTTCGGGCCCCCGCGGGCGAAAGCTGAGTACTGGCATTTGTGTGTGTGCTCCTTAGAACCGGCGACGGCTCAACCCGGTCAATCGCGATGCCACCGTCGTCTGAAATCTCTGGTTGGCAAACCGCGTTGCCTTCCACAGAAACTTGGTCGCGCGCGTGCCGGGATGCCGAACTCGGCGCCGGAAGATGATGCCGCCCGAGGTCTGGAAGCGCAGCGCCTTGGCCCTGCGTGCAACGATCTCGTGCGGCTTCGTCCCGTCCTCGACGTACCGCGCGTACTTGACCGCATTCTGGATGCGAACGACGGCGCCGCGTGAGGTGCGGACGAATTGATGTTTTGTAGACCGGCCCAGAAAGCCGGTGCGCTTGGGCGCGTTCTTCGCTGCGAACGACTCCGCGTTGGCCCCGGCCTGGTGAAGCCCCTCGTGGACGATCCGCTCGACCTCCGAGAAGAATGCATCGTGGCCGCGTCGCAGCCGGGCGACGTTCCACATGGCTACACGTTCGCGACTGCGTCGATTAACTCAGGCAGTTCGCCCTCGCTGGAGCCGAGCCCGAACTTCAGGCTCGCGCCCTCGTACGGTGTCACCGGGAACGTTGCCCCACCACCGTCAACCTCGATGGTGCGAAACTCGTAGGAGAGGCCCCAGTACACGGCGTCATCGTCGGATGAAAACTGCGCCGGCCCCATCGTGTACCGTGTTCCGCCGATGCTGTGCAGCCCGGCCCCGTTTTGCCCAAGCTTGCCGACGCCGCCGTTGTATGCCTCGTGCTTCCCGCTACGAATGGCCAGCGTGATGAGCTTGGCCACCATCGGGAGCACGTCAGCTACCTGCCGACGTTCTGCGAGATCGAGAGTGCCGAGCACGTAATCCGCACGCCACGGTTGCGACAAGCGGTCCTGATGGATCGTGTATTCGTCGAACTCGCCTGTGCCGTCGCGGTAGACCGCAAGCATCGGGAAGTCCGCTCTGATCTGTGTGAGCGTTTCGCGTCCTGGCGGGTGCGGGAGCTTGAACTCCACCGGAGACTTGCCCTCGAACTTCGTGCTCGCGACGATCTTGCCCCAGACGGTATCCGTCACGGTCGAGATCGCTGCCGGCTTCAGCTCCTCGTTGAGCACAGCCGCGAAGAAGTCGAGCAGGATGTCACGTGCCGGATCGAGCCCGGCGAACGTTCCAGAAAAATCGTCGGCATCGAGCGGCAGGGCCGGAAGCCCAAAGCGCTCATACATGCTGAGCTTGGATGTGTCGGCCATCACGCACCATCTACCGGTGCGAGCCGCACCATGTATCGCAGAGCGCGGTCCGTGCGGATGTCTATCAGACGGAAGTGGGCGCCGTCGGGAAACGACGGGCCTGTTACGAGGTAGTGAACGAGCTCGCCCGCCGCCGCGCTTGACTGTTCGAGCACCGCTGCGCTCGTGCCGCCTCCCGCGAAGTCTGGCGTTATCGGCCCGACCTCGATAGATCCAGAATCGAGCTGCCCAAGCGCCCGTGTCTCGTCGTTGACGAATCGCACCTTGGGCGGCTGCCCGCCAGACTCGACAATCGCCGTCGTCGTCGTGGTGACGGTGCCCTCGCCGGCATAGCTGCCGGACCACGAACGGCGCACCACCGACACGGTGTAGGGGCGCAGCCCGAACGCTTGGCCTGGGATTGCCCGCACGCGATTCGCGAGCTTGCGGAATCTGTCTCGCGTAGCAGTGCCCGCCACGTCAGTACACCGACAGGCGGCCGGCCCCCGCGCGCTTCTCTGCCCATGCGCTCACGATGCCCAGGTTCGCCGCCAGCTCGTCCCGCCAGTGCGCGAGCTGAGTGCCGAGCACGCCGAACTGTGTCGTGCCCCCGGTGTCGTAGAACTGTATCTCGTCCACGGCCTTGAGCGCGCCAGAACCGTACGTCGCGAGCATGTCGGCCTTGACGTTTCGTATCGCCGTCAACTTCTCACGAATGATCGTCTCGCCACCCTCGACAGTCACCGGGTACGTACCCGAATGCGCCTTCGTCAGAAGCAGCGTGAGAGCCGACCCGGAGAGCGACTGCGCCGTCGCTACCTCTTGCCGGTCGTCGACGTCGACGACAACCCGAACGCCTGCCGCGAACCCTGTAGCGGAGCCCAGCGAAAGCGTGGCGGGTGTCGCCGTGGTCGCCGCCGTGACGAGCGTTGTGCTCGTCGTCGCCGCCCCGGATGTGGTGAACGGTTGGATGATCTGGTCGAACAGAGACACGTACGAGATGTACGGCTCTGCCGACACAGACAGGACGTGAAACCCCAGCTCGGCCCGGATCCGCTGGACCTCTGAGTCAGTCAGGGCCACGTGCTCGCCTCCACGCCCCCGCTAGCGCAGGGATCCGGAGGTGAGCTGCCGGTACGAGTACCCGATCGAATACACATCGTTAGTCGTGCCCGTTGCGCCTCCGGTGACGACTTGCGCCCGTGCGTACTTCCAGCCCTTGATTCCCTCGGGGGCTGGAATGGCTAGCGCGGTGTTGTCGTCGCCGCCGCCGGATGCGCCGGTCGCCAGCACGACGGCTGCCGACGTTCCCGCCGGGTCCGACGCGGCCTGGTACCACGTGCTTCCGTCGGCTGACACTTGCCACCTGGCAGCGAATGTGAGCCCCGAGGTGTTGGCGGTCACGTCGACCAGAGCCGACAGGTCACAGACCTTCGCGCTCCGGTCGCCCATGAACACGCTATTCCCCGACACCGCGGTTCCCGCTGCATCGCCAGTGACGTCACCGCTTACGGTCGAGACGTTGGTTTTTAGAACTGAAGACATGTTGCTTGCTCCTTCGGTTCCCGCGACTACTGCGCCGACCGCACGCTGATTACGAGGCTGTTGTTCG